GTCCCAGCTCCCCAATAGAGGTCGTGAGTGTTGAGAAAATCCGCATTCGGTGCGATGGCCTTGATCGCCATCGGCGACCAATCGTTGAGCACTACCGGAGCGTCGGAAAATTCGTCGTCCTGATAGCATTTCACGCTCAATACGGCGTCCACGGTGGAGCTGCTGTATTTGGGCCTGATGTAGATCGAGAACAGCGCGTCATTCGGCAGGCTGAAACCGTCTGCGAGGTTCTCGATCTTGCCATGCGAGAGGATGCGCCCGCCATTCATAAATTCGCTGATGTAACCTTGTCTTGCCATAGCTTGATGTTGTTTTTAATTGAACCTGAAATTACCGTTTGCCGTGAGGCGGATCGACGAGAGTGTTACCAACCTGACCGTAGGCTTCGAGACCTTGATCTGAATCGTCTTGTAGAGGGCTACGTTGCAGGTCGGGATGACATGGATGATGCTGGTTCCGGCGGCAAGGATCGTAATGCGTCCGTCGGGAGTTACCGATACGGCCTTATCGTCGCCGAGGAACAATACATTCGGCTTGACGCTGGCCGGAGTGAGTGTGGCGCGGATGAAATTCTCCGCCATATTGCCGACCAGCAGGCGCGAGGGGTATTCTACCGTCATTGCAGTCGGCACAAGATTCAGCGGTTCCAATTCCGCAGCGGCGGCGATCACCTCCTCGCAATCCTCTTTCGCCTCAATCGCGGCGGCGGTGGCATTGCTGGCGTTCGTGGTTGCGGTATTGGCGGCGGTCGTAGCTTCTTGTGCTTTTTGTGCGGCATTGATGGCCGATTGGGCACTCTTCGATGCTGCATCGGTGACATCGGTGGCATCTTTTGTCGCCGCTTTCATCCCCTCGACGACCGACTGGATATATTCGAGCGACACCTTGACGCTCTTGTTGAATATATCGACACCGATAGTCCACAGCCCTTTGAATGAGGTGCATTCGGGGAGTTCCGATATTTTCTTCTTTATCATATCCTTGTAGAGTTAAATTCTAAATACAATGAGGCCCTCTTCCGGCTCGGTTATCACTACCTCCTTATCCTCGGTCGCCAATACGCAGTAATTACCGTCGGGCCGCGAATCGGGAAAGGTCAGGGTTACGGTGAACTCGCACCACACCCGCCCGTTGCGGCGAATATCGAACCGCGTTACCGCATTGCTCTTGTAGTAGCAATTATACTCCTCCAAAGAGTTGTCGTTGTATAATTTGCGCAGTTCGGGTTTCAGCAGGGCGGTGAAAAGCGCATACCAGCGTTCCCAAAATTGAGCGATGTTATATGCATAGATAAAGAGCTTTATCGCAACGTCTTTCGCCTTGTAGAAAACCGATTCTCCGTCATAGCTTACTCCGGGCCGATTGGTTACATCGACTTTCAGATTCTCGCGGACATTCGGGGCTTTCTGAATATTCCGATCCGTGCCGTCGAGGACATAGACCCCGAAGTGGGAAAAATCGACATCATCCATCTCGTACCCGTTCTGCTTGAAGCCCGCCGGTGCTGTTGCATAGGGAGCCTGATTCAGCAGCGTATTGTACTCGTTCAGGCTCTCGATGTCCGTCTCGTCGGTCGGATAGACGGGCGGGAAGTCATCGGCGAAATTCAGCGTGATTTTTCCGAGCTGGATTTTGGCGGACAATGCGGGATTGGTCAGAAGCCGCAGTTTGTAGGACTTGCCGAGTTCGGCGAAGTCGAAGATATGATACGATCCATCGGAAAGTACCTCGAATAAATCGCTCGCGCTCAAAATATCGGTAATGCAAAACGGAATCGAAAATGTTTTGCTATCAAGGAGGGGGGCGGATAGATCGACCTCTTCGCCGTCATATTCGGGCCATTCGGTGCTGCTCAATTTCTTGAATGACGGCATCTGTACGAGTGCCTTGTACCCGTACTGCTCGACAAATATGCCGTATTCGCTGAACGCATCCAGCCCGTCTATGAACAGCTTGCCTACCATAAGATTTTCGCGTTGTCCTGAACGATGTAATTCACCTCGGAATCCTTATCTTTTTCGACCTTGACGACCGCATACCCCGATGCGATGACGGAGGCATTCGCCCCGCACATTAGAAATAGCCGATTTCCGGCCGTTTGGCTGTATTTCAGTTCTGCGGTGGTGTCTCCTATCAAAAAGATTTTTCGGGCCTCTGAAAGCGAAATTTTGCCGCAGTCGATATACACGCCGAAACGCTCCGGATGATATTTCTTGAAACGACGAAAAGTGGCGAGGTTGGGGAAATTGTAGGTTGTCATAAATTCGACCCCTCGCGGGGAGAACATCATCCCGATCAGCTCCTCCAATGTCTCATTGCCCTTGAACATATCGCAGGCTCCGAGTTTCTCCGCCATTTCATATCGCCCGTTATTGGTGCATTGAGCTTGCGCGGCATCTTTGGCCGCTTTCCATTCACCCTGTATTTTCTTGATAAGTGCTTGCATTAGCTTCGGAGTTTTAATCCTTTCCGGTCGATCTCATCGACCATGTTTTTAACATCTTTGATACTTTTATCGACCTTGTCGAGCTTGTCGTTGGTCTCGGAGGTATTCTTCTCGATTCCGGTCAGTTTGTCGAGTACGGCATTGCCCGTGCGGTTCAGATCGTTCATGCCCTGTACGAGGGTATAGGTATGCCCCTGAATGGTCGTCAGGCGGGCATTTCTCTCGAAAGCACTATCTTGCGACTCTGATGTGATACCCTTACTCGTTCCCTCGCGCTCGGCATCTCCCGTAAAATAATTTTTGAGACTATCGGACAGACCTTGATAGATCGCGTTAAACTCTTCTCCGACCTGATTGAGTTCTCCGGCAAATCCATTCATCGAACCGATCACGGCGTCGATGCCTTTGAATGTGCCGTCATTTCCGAACCATTCTTTTTTGTATCTGTCGAAAATGCCTCCGATGCGTTCTTCCAAATATTTCTGTACGAGCATCCTTTGCAGGACATCGGCGACAATATCATTGACCTTTTTGCGCCATGCCTCCATCGCATCCTCTCCCTGCTTGGCCGCTTCGAAGAAAGCATCTCCGAGTTCCGAGGCAAGGTCGGCGGCGGTGTAGCCGATGATGTTTTCCAGCATCTCGTTGATGATGGTAGCCATCTCTTCGGCGATCTCCTGAATCTGTCGCTGCCACTCCTCGATCTTGCCATGGTCGGTTTTTTTCTTGCTCTGCTCCTCATTGATCTGTTTCTGAATGAGTATCTGCTGCTCGGCAAGATTTTCGAGCTGTTTCCGGCTTTCGTCGTATTTCTTCCCTCCGAGGGCTTTGTCGGCGGTGTAGGCTACCTTTGCATACGCATCGGCGATCTTCTCGACGGATTTCTCATATACCTCGCTGTCGTAGCGCATCCGGGCGAACATCCGCGTCCATGCGTTGCCGTACTGCTGCGATGTGAGGTGCAGGCGCAATACCTCCTGCGTCGTTTCGGCATAGATGTCTCTCAATTTCTTTACGGCATCCCCGACGTTATTCTGTAACCGGACGGCATCGGCATTGTCGAGTTCCCATTGCAGTTGGTCGATGCGGCGTTGTAGATTCTCGATCTCTTTTTGTTTCTCATCATCGTCGTTGAAGAGGTTGGCGATAGCCGTAGCGATCTGCAAAGCCGCCGAAATGACGGCGAGGATGACCGATGCTTTTTCTACGGTCGAGATCGACGTTGCTGCGGCCTGTGCTGTCGATTGCATGGCGGCTCCCGATGCCTCGGCTGTCGTCGCCATAGCTTCGGAAACACTCTTGCCTGTGTCTCCGATTGCGTCAATGACGGTCGCCGTAGCATCCAATACCGCGTCAATAGTATCGAGGGCTTTCCCGATGCCCATTGCAACATCATCCGAGAATACGGATGCGAGATTCTGTGCTTTGCCACCGACATCCGAAACGATACCTCCGACATTACGGAGCTGGGTCGCAAAACTTTTGTATGAGTTGGTGATGCTATTCCGGGCGTTCAATGCCTGCTGTTCGGCTTGCATTGAATGCGTAGTTGCGTCTGCAAGATTTTTCTTTGCCAGCGATAATCTTTCTTCGGATTTCGCATATTCTTCGCTTTCGGCCGATAGCTCTCCTCTGTTTATTTGTCCGCGGAGGGCCTGCTCTTCGGCAAGGGCGGCATTGTATTCCTGCTGTGCCGTTGTGAGAGCTTCTTGCGCCGTATGCCATTCTTGCAATGCGGTAGTGAACTCCGTTTTGGCGTCGCCGATGTCTTGGATTGACTTATGG